AATTGGTGCACTACGCGAACGGCTGTGCTGCCGGTTGACTTCTCGACTCGCGCTGTGAGCCAACAGACCTAGTTAGCTCGCGTCAATCTCTTGAGCCTAGCACCGACGCGGCATCCTCCAATCGGATGCCAACGCCTTGTGCCAACGCTCACGTTACGCTTTTATAGCACTGTCGTTTTGTACAGTCAAGCGGTTTTGTTCTTCTCGATGAACTCTCTGATCTTTGCCTTGATCGCCTCGTGCAAATGCTTCGGAGCGAAGATGCCCCGCACCTCGTCGGACTGCTCGGCCTTCTTCTTGGCTCTGTAGTCGGCTTGGCGTTGGGCGTTGGTCTTGGCGGTCATGATGTCATTGTCACGCGTAACTGCGAGCCTCGCACCGCGCAGCCAGGTCAACAAGCCAATGCGCCAGTTCAGGAGGGGTGTGCTCACGCTCGGCCTTGGAAATCTCGGGCTTCTTGTTGCCCAGCGAGGCGCGGCCACAGTCGCCGATGACGTGTGTGGGCTCGGTCATGACCATCGGCATGTCTGGAACATCTCGGGGCTCGCAGCCGACCACATAGAGCAGCGTCCGCTTGCTGGCGCGATGACCCCACCAGTGCTGGTCGATGGGCAAGGTGAAGCCTCCAAACTGGTCGCGCTTGCCGGGTGCTGGCAACTTCTGGTCGGCCCACAAGCCAGACGCCAAAGGATGCTCAAGCACGCCACCAAAGGCACGGACCAGACCAACAGCCAAGCGGGCAAGGTTGCGCTCATCGGGGCGCACGTTGGCGCGCCACGCGAACACACCCCAGCCGCGGCAAGGCGGATGCGCCACGACAGGCCAAGGCCCGTCATAGGTGCGAGCATCGCGCTCCATGTCGTACACCTCGACATCGGACAGCGTCTTGTAATGGCTGTCTGCGCGGGCAAAAAGGACGGCAACGGTCATTTCATGCCATCCAGAAAGGCGACAGCCTCGGGGCCGTCGAGCCACTCGCTCACAGGCGACACGGTGGAAGCGCCCTTTGCGTCATACGTCACGCGGGTCACTTGCACCTTACCCGCCTTGGCTTGCGTCGCAATGGTTTTGTCTGCGGCGCGCTCACGGGCTGCGAGAGTTGCCTTTTGCAGAGCGGCCATCAGTTGCAGTGCGTTCATGTCGTTCTCCGGTGCGTTGCGCGATGGGTGAATAATGCCATCGTTACGCGTAACGGTCAAGCGGTTTCCGGAACTTTCTTCGCCACGTTCTTCATCATCGTCCGCCCCTGGTGGATCAACTCCAACAGGTCGCGCTTGTTGACCCCGAGGGCAAAGCACACCTTCGTGGGGCTGCCCGGCTTGACGTAGAACCACTGAATGGCGATCCGTTGTGGCTCGGGAATGTCCTTCATGGCCTTTTGGATGGCTACTGCGTCAACGGTGTCGGAGTAGCTGGCGGCTGGTGTCGCCTCGAAATAGCCATTTCGGTACTGCCTGAACATCGGGTGGACGTTGCCGGAGTTGGAGCCCTTGCACCACCTAGCCCAATTCTCTAAACGCTGGTGGATGGCTTCGTGCTCTGGTTTGATGGTGTTGAAGTCGATGCCGTTTGTCATTCGCGTCCTTTCAGCAGTTCCTTGGCTTTGGCTCGGTAGGTGTCTCGGATGGCTTTCAGGTCGTCGGCTGAGTAGTGGCGCGGAGCCTGATCTGCCTCCAGTGCTTCAACAGCCTCCAAGCCAATGCGAGCAATCAGGTTGATTCGGTAGTCAACGACGTTGCCGGCCTTGTACTGGTTGTCGTGCTTTGATTGGGCGTGACAGTTGCGCTCATCAAACCTGAGGTGAGGGGCAGCCCCCACGCTTCGGTAGTGACCTGCATCAACCGCGTTACCCGACCAGTCAAGCGGCCTGCCGCTGGAAATGCATGGGTGGCCGGCCGCTTGGTCGCGCGCCCTGATGTACTTGTTGAACTCTCGTTGTGCATCTTTCATCCAGTCAGATCGGGTCTTGAGGCGCTCGCGTGTTTCGCGGTCTTTGCGCCTTTGCTCTTGGTTGCGCTTGGTTTCTTCTTTCTCTCGCTTGTCTCTGACCAGTTTTGAGGCGCAGGCGGGGCCACAGACTGAGTGCATGGAGTTGCGAGGGATGAAGTAGTTGCAGCAGTCTTTGACCTTGCATTTGCGGGGCTTAGGCTCTTTTTTGTGCATCCCACCACTCCAAATAAGCCGCCTTGAGCGCATCGGTAGCCCTCTCGCCGTGCTTGCGCTGCACCGTTTCAAGGTAGGCGCGGCGGTCTTGGCTTCCGGGTGTTCGCTTGAGGTTCGCGAGATGCAGCGGCAGCACTTCCAGAAACATCCGGTGCTGGCACTCGGGGCAACTTGCGTGATACAGGCCAGAGTTTTCGTGCTCGGCGGCGTAGGTGCAGGCTTCACAGGTCATGCGTGCTCCTCCATCCACTCAGGAGCCGAGAACCGCACGCCCTGCTCTGCGCCCCATGCGTGGACATACTCGATCAGCTCGGCGCACTCTTTGATGGTCAGGTTCGACGTGCGGCGAAACACAACGTCTACCCCGTGACCGTCGATTGCCGGGAGAATCTCGACAGACTCACCACGGGCGCGGAGCCATCCAGCGGTTAGAAGGCGCTTCCATGTGTCAACGTCGCGCACCTTCCCCGCCCACTGCACTTGGTGAGCAATGTCAGACAAGCAGGCGTGCAACTTGGCGTTCTGGCTGCTGTTTCGCGTGGCTTGTCGGACAACCACCTCCATGCGATGGCCTGCGACGCTCCACGGCTTGCACCAGGCCGAAGCACGCTCCAACACCTTCGGCAGTTCCTGCGCCGTGTGGACTGTTGCGGTGAAGGTCATGCGGCCTCCAACTCACGCACGGTCGGCGTTTCGTCTTCTAGGTCGCCTGGGCGGATGGGTCGGAGGCGAGCGTCTTCAATTGGCGCAGCCATCAAAAATCGCGGGTGAAAATTGTCTGCCTGGAGCGGTGATCCGACGCTTCTTATCAGCCAACACGGGCCATCTGAGTACCAAACACGCCCCCCGAAATATGGGTCGATGCCCAAGAACTCTACGACTTCGACCAACTTTCCAAGGTTTGCTTTGCTGCTCACAATCACAGCCAAATCACCAGGTTTGCAGTTCATGCAGCCTCCAAAACCTTGACGCCCTTGCCCTCGCGCAGGACTTGGACGAGTCGCTTGTGTGTCTTCGTCTCGCACACGTAGTAATCGCGGTGGGTGACGGTCGAAAGCACATCAGCCCACAGGTCAGCAAAGCCGCGCAGGTCTTCCAGCTCGGTCGGGTACAGCGCCCGCTTGCCTTCCTTGGCTCGGTCAAGGATGTTGACGATCACGGTTTGCATGGACTCGATGTAGTCCCGCGCCCCGGTCATCACTTGCGGCATCTGGTTGAACTGCTCAAGCATGTTCAAGGCGTCGAAGATGGCCGACCAATGCTCTTTCGTTCCTGCTCCCTTGGAGATGAAAGAGACAGCCTCACGAACGGGGGCGACGCGGGCGGCTTGGTCCGACTTGCTCAGGTAGGCGACGCCTTGAATGGCAAGCTGAAGCGTCACCGGCTTGGCTTGCCAGCGTGGGCGGTACTTCTTGCGTGGTTTGGTCATTGCTTGTCCTCCTGCCTCATGAACTGCCAGCGGACAAGTGAATCAATGGCCTCCTGCACGTCCTTCGCCATGTCTTTGTGCCCACGCTCACCAGCCACAAGCAGTTTTTTCACTGCGTGCTGAATGGCTGGGTCAACCACACCAAACAACTCAAGCACCCGATAAACGTCCACAGCCTGGTAGCGGGACACGTCTTTGAAGTAGTGGTTGTGGCTCATGCTTCCACCTTCCGCCCGTCAATGAACCGCTTGGACGCCGATCCAGTTGCTCCGACATGACGGAGCAGGTGGCCGAACGGCCCGAAGTCCACAATTGGCTGCGACTTTTCAGCACGCCACGCACGCTGCTGGATGCGGATAAGCTCCCGGTTCTTCTCTCGCCATTCCGCGTCGCGCTCCTTTTTCGTGCGCTTGATCTTCGGAGCATCAGGAGCCGGTCCGACTGCGTACACAGCAACCGGGCCATATCCTTCGATCAAGTTCCACGACGAGATGCGCACAACCTTCGTGCCGTGCTTCTTGCGTGTGTCGGAGATGAAGCCGCGAACCTGCGAATAACTCAGGCCGGTTTCGTGCGCAATCTCCATCGCGGTCATGGGAACCAATCGGATGGCTGCAATGACTGCCTCGCGGGTCGGTGAAGTCCTGCCCGTCTTGCCCGCAAACATCGGGTCAGGCTTCTGGTGCTTTGCCTTTGCCGCGTAAATCGGGGCTCGTCGCCCGGTCGTTGCAACATCCCCAACAATCGACACCATGCCGCGATCAATCAACCTGTTCAGGTTGCTGATGACGCACGACTCGGTGACGCCAAGCGCATCACCAATCTGGCGGCGCGTCATCGGCTTCTCACCGATGGCCCACAGAATCAGGCGCTGCGCGTACAAAAGTTCTGCCGTCTTCTTCTCGTTCATCTCTCACCCCTCCAAATCGCCGCTACGGTCCGACTTCAGTTGATGGATGAGGTTCATCAAGGTCATTTTTGCCAGCACCCCATCTGAGTCATCCATGAGCAAGGCAACCGAAACAGCGTCTTGCAGGCGTTCCAGCAATTCAAACTTCAGGTCTTCGTTTTCCATAACTCACTCCAAATCGCCAGTGATGCGAAGCGCCCAGGTAATGCGGTCTTCGCTGATGTTCATTCCTGCGCGGGCGTCGTCCAAGATTCGGTGCGCCATTGCTCGCAGGTCTTCGTTGTGTGCTTCGCGGGGGAATAGGCTCATGCCTTGCTCCCGGTGTTGAGCAGGCCAAGCGCCTGCTTGTAGGTTTGGCGCTGCGCCAAGGTCACGCGCTGACCCCTGAAGGTGCCGTCACGGGCGTCCGACTCGGCAAGTTCTCGCAACGTGTCCAGCGGATCACCGCGACGCTGAAGCAAAGCCTCTCGGGCCTTTTGCATGGCCTTCTCGATTGCGTCCGCGTTGGCCTTCGGAGCCGACAGCTTCAGAAGCCCGTCTTCTGGTGCTCGACCGCACAGCGCCTTGAAGTCATCCACCATCGGGGCCTTGTTTCCAAGGTGATCCAAGGCGTACTTGATGGCATCGGGCCTGTTTTGCATGCCCGCCAATTCATCGGCCCAATCCGCCTTCACGATGTCGATTTCAACGCCTTCCCAGCGGCTCAGGAAGTCGCGCCCAAATCGGGCAGTCAGCTTGGCGAAGATCCGGTCAATCCATGCCGATGGCAATGGCTCGTGTTGGACTTGCTTCAATCGTTTGCTGTTCATCTGCTGCTACCTCCCACGGCTCGCGTGGTCGTTGTCCTGGCGCTTTGGCTGCGACGATGTGGGCGAGTGACCCGGCTGCTTGCTCGACCCTCTGCCGCATGTGGGCGGCGTATGGCGTCTCCTTGCTGGACGCTGAAGGCGGGGCGTGCGCTCGTTGGGCGATGTCGCTGCTGCACCACTTGCGCCACGTCGCGAACCAGTCGGCTTTCCGCGCCTTCTGCCCCGACTCCGACAGCCAGTGATCGCGGAACTTCTCGGCCTCTGTCCTGACGATTTCCGGCGTCCATGCCGGGAACTTCTCAAGCGCCCATTCACCCCACGCTCTCGGCAGGAACCAATCTTCAGCAAGCCTTGAGCCCTTGGGTGCCTTGGGTGCGGGAGCGCACTGCGCGACCTCTCCCACGTCAGTGGGAGATGAATCAGTGAATCGGTGAATCAGTGAATCAGGGGGATTTCCACCGTCTTCGCACTGTGAGTTAACCGTTAACGCACCGTGTTCACCCTGTGCGGGCAACGTGGATGCACGTTCGGTGTGGTGCGGAGACTGATGCTTTGCCCAATTGGTGATCTGGATGAGCTTCTGTCCTTCAACCTCATAGCGGATGACAAACCCGGCCTTATGAAGTTGACCCAGCATCAAGTCGCAATCGACCGCATCAGCCGGGAACAGTTCCATCTTAATCTTCTTGGGTCGATCCTCTAGGCGACCCTCACGATCAGCAATGACCCACAAGCCCGCAAACAACAGCCGGGTTTCATAGGGCAATTCCACCAACTCGGGGTTGGTGAAGAAGCCTGGCTTGATGTTGCGCGAACGTGCCACGCCTTACCCCCTGACGATGCGCCATGTCGGCTTGAGGCTGTAGTTGCTGCTCACAGCTTCAGCGGTTCCGGCTTTGGTGATGAGGCCATCCGATGCAGCCTTGCGGGTCAGGCCACCAAACCAGCGGTCATCCTTGGCAGCAGGGATTCGGTCGGCGATGGCGGCGCGGATCTGCTCGATCAGGAAGGGCTTACGCTGGCGCTTGATGGCGCGAACGAAAGCGGGGTAAGCGGCGGCGAGCCATTCGGCTTTGGTCAGCTTGGTGTCTTGCATGGTGGGCCTCACTTCACAAGCTGGGCAAACTCCTTCAGGAGCCAGACCTTAGGTGCGAACCAGACCAAGAAGAAGTCACCGATTGAGAAGCAGAAAGCCATAGCAGGGAAGATCGCGGTGAATCCGCCACCAATCCACGACACTCCTTCGCTCTCCTTCTCGTATGCCTTGGAAAAGTAAAGCAGCGCTGCAATGACTGCGGCAGACCCGAACACGGCGAATGTCGAAGACACTCGCCCGTACACCACGTAGCTCTGCGCGATATCCGGCAACTGATCCATCGCGAAGTCAGCGGCCTTGCCTGTCGCGGCTTGGATGCTGGTCAGAATCTCGACCAGCTTCGATTGCAGTTCTTCTTGCATCTCACGCTCCTTACATGGTCAGAAGTAGCCCAGGATTGCGCCCAGTGGGGCGACGAAGATGCCGACGCAACGGAGGATGAACATGGCGGTGATCGGGTCGCTGACTGCGGCCACGATGTCGAAGATGTTCATGACCCAGCCAGCGATGCCAGCGAAGACGATGGCGACAAGAACCAATGCGGGGCCGGTGGAAAGGGTGCTGCGCTTCATTTCAATCTCCTTACATGGTTGAAGGCCGGAGGCTCATGGTTTTCTGAGTGACCGGCAGGGGTTGTGCATGGCGGGCCATGCGTTCGGCGGCGGTGCCGCTGTCGAAGACGTTGCTTGGCCTTGGGTGACTTCGACGCCTTGACTTCTTCGGTCTTGATGACCGGTGTGTAGTTGCTGGAAAAGGCGTTCATGCGGCTTTCCTCAGTTCATTGAGTTCACGCTCAAGCTCGGCGATGCGAGCCTTGGCGGGATCGCGGACAACGAGGTCACACCCCATCTGATCGGCCAGCCACTGCAACGGGGCCAGCGATCCGGTGATGCGCATGAAGCGCACGAGGCGCGAGCCGTAAAGGCCAGCCGTCCCCTTAAGCACCTTGCTCATGTAGCCGTGCGAGATGTGCAGGCTGTCCGCCACCTCGTAGTCATCCATGCCGCAGGTCTGCGAGGCAAAGCGAATAGCGCCCGTCTCGTTGGCTTTGGCGATGAAGTCAGCCGGGGCCAGTTGAGGGGCCCGGACTTCAGCGAGGAAGGGCATCTCCCTCTGAATCTGTCCATTGCTTTCCATTGCTTTCCTCTGGTTTCCTATCGCTTCAGGTCAAAAAAAACGCCCAATGGAGTCATCGCGAACGAAACGCAGGGAGGACTCAATGAGCAATGAAGAATGGGCAGACGCAGCGGTCCACGCCTTACTTGTGCGCTGCATGACGCGAGCGGCAGAGGTGCTGGTGTGGCTCGATGAGTTGGATTCGTGGGAATGAAAGAAGCCGGGCGTCATTTGCCAAACCTCTCAGGGACGAACCCAGAATGAAGTGCAGCTTTTGCCGACAAATAGGCGCTATGTGCCTCTTCAGCAGTGTCAAAGGTGCCGATGTAGCGGGACTTGCGCTTGATGCTTATCCAGGCGCAGAACCTGTTGCCGCTCTTGGCTACACCCATGACGCCAAGTTTGTTGTTCGCCAGCGCGGCGGCTTTGTTCTGACTGTTCTCGGAGTGACTGACCTCGCGCAAATTCGCAAGCCGGTTGTCCGCTCTATTCCCATTGATGTGGTCGATGACGTCAACAGGCTCACGCCCGTAAGTCAAAAACCACGCCAAACGGTGGCACCTAATCCGCATGCCTTTAAACGTGCACTTTCTGTAGCCTCGCCCATCAGGGGTGCCAACAACGGCACCAGCCTTGGCCCTCGGGGCGTGAGACACCTTCCACTTGATGACGCCCGTCTCCGGGTCGTAATCAAACGCCTCACGAAGCTCTTGAACGAAAGATTCAGTGAACTTAGTCATCGGTCAACGAATAAAAAAGCCGCAGACATGAACAGGCACCGCAACCACGTTGGGCAGTTGGGAAGGCTGACCGTGTGCGATACACGCAGCGGGGCCACTCGGGTTCATGGCGGCGAAATTGGCGGCCCGATCCTTCGGCTTACGATGGCGGCTCTCACCCCAACCATCAGCAAAGGAACGGACCATGAAAACATTCCTCGTCAATGCGGCGAACCTTGGTGTCATGGACATCAAAGACCCCACAGGGCGGGTTCGCCACTTGATCGACCTGAACCTGACAGGTCAATACGGACCAGGGAAACCAGCCGAACAGTTACGGGTTCGACTCCATCCAGAACAAGCGGCTCTGCTGTTAAAAGCTCTGCAGGAGGAACCCGCCATACCCAGCTATCAGCAGCAGGGGCCGGCTCACTGAAGATCAGGCGATCTGCCATCTCACGCCTCCTCAAGAACAGAGGGGGCGCCCTTGCGGCCGACGAGTTCGGGCCACATGACGTGCCAGTCGTTGGGGCGCAGCGTCCAGCGGTACACTTTCCGGTGTTTTCCGAAAAGCCGGCCAGACTCCCGCTCAAGGTTCACTGCCAAGAGATAGCCGCAATCGCGATAGCCGTACCCAACATTGCGAAGCTGTCCAAGGCATGTGCCGCAGGCTTCGGCTAGCTTTTCCTGCTGATCCCGAGGTATGGAATTCAGCAGATCCGTCAGTTGTTTGATCGGGGTGTTCGTCATAGGTGTACAGACTACAGCATGTCGTGTACTTTGTAAACACCCCGACGTGTACATTTTGTGCGCTACTCAGCGCATGAGTGAGGACGCATTGATCCGACTAGAGAACCTCTTGAGCTACGCCCGCAAGAAAGGCTGGCGTGACAAGGTTTTGGCTGAGAAGATCGGGCGATCCCCGCAACAAATCAGCGACATGAAGAACGGTCGCAGAGGGTTTGGCGAGGACATAGCCCGCGACATTGAGCAAAAGCTGGGGCTTCCGCGCTACTGGCTAGATGTCCCGCACGATGGCGACGACAGCCAGGCCGACCGCATGGCAAAGGCGGATGCGCAGACAGACGCCGACATCGCGGAGGTTGATCGATCAAAGTTTGGCCCTATGGCGGTTCATCTAGCCATGTCGCTTGACGCCATCAAGAACCCAGCAGACCAGGCCAAAGCCTTTGCCGCTGCTGTTTTGGCGATACAGCAAGCCATCGGCCATTCGGGCGATGCGGACAAAACCGGGCAATGAGAAGGGTCAAACGCGGCCCATTTGGACGAAAGCGTCCAGTCATCAACTTGTGACCTAGTTGACAGCCTAGGTGGGTGGCATGTGGAATCCTTGACAGGAGGAAAGCATGTCAGCAGTAGTTGAGACTTCACCTGTAGTTGAACCCGCCAAGCGTGCAGAGCATCCGCTGCCGCAGAAGATTGCCCCAGCAATGGTCTTGTTCCAGCCATGGGCACTGAAGGCAATGTCCATCATTCGGGTGCAAGAGGCGCGGAGGATTGAGCGTGAATCGATTCGTTGAAATCAGCATCCAGGTCGTTCTAGCTCTAGCTTGGTTCTGTGGGCTCATGGCTGGCCTGTTCTCTGACGACATCGGGAACCGAGTCGTGGGGATGCTGCTCTGGATCGGTCTTGGCGTCGGCTACAGGCTTCACGAGATCCAGAAGAACACGGCCGCAAAGCAGGGCTAGAGACAGCCCCCACAAGCAAAAGCCACCCTTTAGGTGGCTTTTTTTGCGCCCTAACAACTGAGCCCCCGCAAATAAGTACACCTTGCAGTGTTTTTCTGCTTGCGTTCCTGTTCACTGTGTGGTGTACTTATACCCATCGCAGCAAACAAGCGAAGGGGTAGAAATGGGGCGCAATGAATTGGACATGGTGACGAAGGCTGAGGACAGCTTTGCTCACTTCCGCGAAGCAATCGCAGAGCGCCTGAATGGCGCATATCAAATGCTTTACGCCGAGTTCGTCGGCTGCTGGATGAAGTCGCCGACTTCGCTTGTGCAGACGCCGGGTTTCGCCGAGAACGGCCAGACCGTCGCGTGGGTTGTCTCTGACCACTTCGCAGGCAAAAACGGTGATGCAGACGAGATCGAAATGCTTTCGATCATCGCTGATGTCGCCCGCGGCAAGGACGCCAAAGAACGCGCCTTGGCCCTCATCGACCGCATCGCTCGTGCTCATGCCGAGTTCCATGCTGAAGACGCGATTTGAGGCACGCCATGAGCCGCTACGAAGAACGCGAAGCCGAGAGCTTCTACACGATCCGCGTGATTGACCTTGAAACGGGTCAGCCAATCGAAACGACTTGGGCCAAGTCCCGCCGCCACTGCGATCTGCGCGTGTCCGCTCTGCGCGAGCGTTACGACAGCCCGGACGCTTACCGAATCGAGGTCGAGGAATGAGCGCAACCCTGATCGCCTTCCTTCTCATTTGCTTTGCTGGCGGCGTCTATGTGCTGCTCGAAGCAACCGCCGGGCGCGTGCTGTCGCCTGACCCTGAACACGAAGACTGGCCCGCATGAACCTCATCACCTACGAAGGACTCGCCATGATCGACACAGACAACGTCGTGCAGTTCCAGCATCGCAACGATTTGCACCGGCACTTTGCGCCTGGCGTGATCGAAGGCCACAAAGCCCCGATGACCACGCTCGAAAAGGTGCTTGTGGTGCTGATCTACGCCGCCTCCGTCTTCATCGTTTTCTCGCTGATCGGCTGGGGCTACGAAGAGTTCAAGCACATCGACTGGCACTCGGTCGGCCAACTGCTGGGGGGCATTCGATGAGCAATGCACTGACCACACTCACGACCAAGCTGGCAACGCGCTTCAGCATGGGCGACGGCATGGAGCTTGTCGGCACTCTGAAGCAAACGGTGTTCAAGGGCCAAGTCACTGACGCCCAACTGACCGCCCTGCTGCTGGTTGCCGACCAATACGCGCTGAACCCTTGGACGAAGGAAATCTACGCCTTCCCCGACAAAAACAACGGGATCATTCCTGTTGTCGGCGTCGATGGCTGGTCACGGATCATCAACAGCCACCCGGCTTTCGATGGCATGTCGTTCAAGCAGGATGACGAGTCCTGCACCTGCGTGATGTACCGCAAAGACCGCAACCACCCGGTTGAGGTCACCGAGTACATGAGCGAGTGCAAGCGGTCAAACGTCGGCCCGTGGATGAGCCACCCGCGCCGCATGTTGCGACACAAGGCCATGATTCAGTGCGCCCGCCTGGCGTTCGGCTTCTCCGGCATCTACGACCAAGACGAGGCCGAGCGGATCGCTGAATCTGAGGTGACGCCGCAAAGCATCCGGGCCGCACGCAACCCGAACCAAGCTGCCGAGCAGAACGCGCCCGATGGTCTGGCCGAGTTTGAAGCCCAACACCTGCCACCGATGCAGGAGGCCGCAAAGAACGGCCCTGATGCCCTGTCTGCTGCCTTCCAAGCGCTCCCCAAGGGCGCGCACAAAGCCGCCTTCTGGCAGAAGCATCAAGCCGATCTGAAGGCCGCAGCAAATCAAGCAGTCGTGATCGACGCAAGCGAGGTCAAGCAATGAGCAACGTCATCCAAGGTTCGCCCGAGTGGTTCGCTCAACGTGTCGGCAAGTTGACGGCTTCGCGCCTGGCTGACGTGCTTGCCAAGGTCAAGGTCGGAGAAGCAGCCAGCCGCGCCAACTACCGCGCCGAACTTGTGGCCGAACGTCTGACCGGCAAGGCTGCCGAAGGCTTCACCAACGCCGCGATGAAGTGGGGCACCGAGTGTGAGCCGCTGGCCCGCGCCGCCTACGAAGCCGAGTTTGGTCTGCTGGTGACTGAGGTCGGCATGGTTCCTCACCCGACCATTCCCATGTCTGGCGCTTCGCCTGATGGCCTAGTGTCAACGGATGGACTCATCGAAATCAAGTGCCCCGAAACCAAGTCGCACATTGACACGCTGTTGAGCAAGTCCGCCCCCGCCAAGTACATCCCGCAGATGCAATGGCAGATGGCCTGCACGGGCCGCGCTTGGTGCGACTTCGTGAGCTTCGACCCTCGGATGCCCGCTGACCTTCAGATGTTCGTCTGTCGCGTCCTGCGCGATGACGACCTGATCCGTGCCTATGAGGCCGAAGCCGTCACCTTCCTGGCTGAAGTCGAAGCAACGGTCACGCAACTGACGGCACTTCGCGCCGCCTAACCCCCCAGCACCAAGGGTGCCCACCAGACAGACCAGACAGGAGAGATAGATGAGCCACACCGAACAGATGCGCGAGGCGCTG